TGCAAGACCTTTAACACCTGAGCAAATCAATCAACCAACAAGACTTGGTGCTTTTGGAGAACAACAAAGAGGTTTAATACTTGGTGGTGATGGCACAGATATACCTGAAGATATATTTAAGAACCTTCCAAAAAATCTTATTGATGATAAAGAATTTGTATTTAGACTTCAATATGTTACTGATGCAGAAAAAGAATTCTTACGACCATTCTTAGATAGAGCAAATGCTCGTGCAAAAAGAGGTGAGGCAAGAGTTCTTACTGAAAGTGAGATTGGTTTTGTTAAGAGAAGATTTTTAGCAAGAACAAACAGCAGAATCAATGAAGACTTTAGACCATGGGAAACTGGCAACGTACAACCCGAAAGAAGAGTAACACCACAAGAGATTGGTAACTTCTTACAAGATGTTGCAATGTTTATACCAAACACAATTGCTAGAACTAGATTTCTTGAGTCATTTGTAAAACTAGCAGACAGAGTTCCTAAACTTACTGACATAGATATTAAAAGACTAAGAAGGTTCTTTGGTAAAGACAATAAAATGGTTGATGGGGCAGAACAAATAGTAAATGACCCACGAGCAGCAAAACCAAAGATAGATAGAGGTCTATGGAATAACTCAGTGTTTCTTGCAAAAGCAATTAGAGGTACATTAGATTTTGGTGCAGTTCTAAGACAAAACGCAATATATACAGTATCAAGACCATTTACTACTGCTAAGTCTTTTGGTCAAGCATTAAAAGCAGCTTTGAGTGACGATGCAGTTTTAAGAAACGAGCAACTACTTGAGCAAAACCCAAACTATAATAAGTTAATTGAGTCTGGAATGCGTTGGAATAAGACAGGACAAGATGTTGCTGCTGATAGAAGAGCAGAAGCATTTATGTCAGACTTTATAGAAAAGTTACCAAAGGCATCAGTTATTGGACCAATACTAAGAGCATCTGCCAGATTTCATACACATTTTTTAAATAACATGAGGTTTAATGTAGCAAACCAAATGTTAAGTCCAAGACGACTTAGAAAAGCAACATCTCAAGCAGAGATTGATGATTTATACAGACAAGTTTCAGAAATAGTAAATATCTTTACTGGAGAAGCTGATTTAAAAACAATACCAATAGCAGGTAAAAAGAAAGTTATTAGAGATGTAATGTATCAAACAATGTGGGCACCAAGGCTTTGGTGGTCAAGAATATATTTACCAATATCAATATTAAAAAACCCAATCGTTAGAAATGAAGCAGCACTTGATTTAGCAAAATTTATTGCTGTAGGTGGTGGTATATTAACACTTGCAAACATGGACCCAGATATAAGAGTAAATTATCGTAAAGGTGAGATAGCATTTGAAGATGGAACTAAATTTAAAATATGGGGTGGATTTGAACAATTTATAAACTATGCTTTTGATTTAGCAAGAGACTACAAAACAAGTAGCACTGGTACTTACTATAAAGTTGGTGACACAGGCAATCTTGCAAATAGATGGTGGAAACAAACATCACAATATTTAAGAGGTAAAGCAAACCCTGTATTAGGAGAATTAATTGACCATATATCTGGAGAAGATTTTTTTGGTGAAGATGCTTATGACAGATATAAAATTGAAAACTGGAAATCAATTAGTTCAAAAAACCCTGCAATACAATCATTAGCACCGTTAGTTCTTGCTGAGATAGTTGAACTTATTGAAAATACAGATGACCCATACATGATAGCAACTGGTGCTGCAGGTGCTATGTTTGGTGTAAACGTTAACTCATACACAAACAAAGAAGATGCAGCGTTAGATGTTTATAACAAAAGATATGTTGAGTTAGAACCGTTTGAACAAAGAGTAACAAATTTACATTATTATGCAGAAGATACAACTAGGTCTGTTCCTGCAAGCTATAAATCTTTAAGTGATATGCAAGTCAAAATGAAAGCAATCTTTGGTACTTACAATAATAATAGTGACAGAATTAGAGCATACTATGATGCAAAAGCAGAGTCATCAAAGGAAAGAAGAGCAATCGCACAAGAAGAAGGTTTTGATTATGACGACCCGTTTTACAAGAATCAAATAAGAAATGCAGGTACTGATGCTGAACGAGCAGCACTTGAAACTTATTACTCATTAATGGAACAAAATACTTCAGAGGATGGACTGTTTCTATATGATAATTTTAACAGAGCAAGAGATACATTTTTGAGAGGACTTACAAAAGCAGAAAGGTCATACATATCACGAAATACTAATTTTCATGCTGAAACAATACCTAAAGAACTATTTAGAATACTCCCCGGCAGTGAAAGAAAAAAACTATTAGATTCAATCAATGAACGTGCAAAATTAGACAGATTAACCTTGCAACCAATTGACCAACAAATAAAAGATAGTTTTGAATCTCTGGCAGATAAGATTGAAAGCCAAGAAGATTAGATATACAATGTAACCAAAATTAAATATTTTAGGAGTTGTAATGGTAACAGACAAACAACCTGAGAATTCAACATCTCCTGACTCGCAGCCAGAAATTTCTGAGCCTGCTGAAACTACTTCAGGCATTGTAGACAATACTGACCCTGCTGTGAACGAACAACTACAGCAACAAGGATTGATACAAAATGGAGCAGAGCAAGCAGAACCTACAGGAACTTCAGAGCCCGAATCAGTCGGTGCAGAACTACCTCAAAGCGTTGAGCCAACAACGAGTGTTGAAGACTCTCGTTCTTATTCGCAAGATGAATGGAGGAAAGCACAATCATCTTACGATAAACAAATAGCAGACTTGCAAAAGTCCCAACAGGAATTGCAAGCACAATTGCAACTGAGTCAATCAGAAGCAACGATAGAAGCTAAGAGAAGAGAACTTCAACAGCAGTATGAGATGCAAGGATATGCTCCTGAGCAGGCACAACAACTTTCTACACAAGCTGCATCACAAGAGAGGCAAATGCTTCAGATACAGCAGGAGAAAGATAGACTGCTTGCACAACAGCAGCAATTATCTCAATCATCAGAACATACTGCAAAGGTAGCAACGGCAAGGCAATTGCTTTTGGAGAAGGGCATTAAGCCCGAACAGAAAGTAGGCAAGAGCACAGCTTATGATGTGTTAATGTCAACTGTCGACCCAACTGCAATGCAGTCAATGGCTGAAAGTATCGCTGACTTAACAGTCCAGCAGCAACGTGTACTTGATGCACAGCAGAGCAAGGTACCAAGTACGGGACCTTCGCAGGAACTTCAGTCAGGACAGCCTTCGCCTGCAGCACCATTAAATGAGAAAACTTTAATGGAACGCTACTTAGCAGGTGACAATGACCCGAAGGTTATTGAATATGCAAGAAGAGTAGCTTCCGGTGACATATAGGAGATAAACGAATATGGCAACCACAGCAACTACTGGGAATTTAGAAAATGCCCAGAACATAATAATTACTGCTGCTAGGTTTACTGAAGAGCACAATGCTCCTGCTATGGCTTTGATTGAGCAAATGAATTTGCCAAAAGGGGCTAAACAGGTTACTGTGCCAAAAGTAGGTCAAATGACTATTTCTGATTTAACTGACGGATTCGACATTGTTGATGAAGAAGAAATCGGAATGACAACTGTAGACCTTACTGCTTCAGAAGTCGGAGCAAAAGTAATTCTTACAGACAAACTAATCAGGCAATCTGCAAACAACATTTTTTCAATTGTAGGTAGACAGCTTGGTGATGCAATGGCAAGAAAAAAGGACACTGATGTCCACGCATTGTACTCAGGACTAAACGGTGGTACTACTTTTGGTGCTGCTGGTGCAACAATGAGTCTTGCAAACATAGCAGGTGCAATCGCAAATGCTAAAGGACAAAAGTTTGGTTCGCAGATTTACATCTTGCAACACCCTTTTGCAACCTTTGACATTGCTAACACAGCAGTAACAGCAACAGGTGCAGCAGCCGGTATTCCGGATGGATTTGCAACTGACTTGTTAAATAACTTTTTCTCAAACATTAGACCACTTAACGGTGTTCCAATCTTTGAAGATGGTAACTTGTCAGTTGACTCATCTGATGATGCAGTTGGAGTTATTGCAGACAAATCAGCACTAGGTGTACTTAAATCAGTAGACACTAGAACTGAAAGACAAAGAGATGCTTCAATGAGAGCAACTGAAATTATAATTACAGCAGACTACGGTGTGTTTGAAATTGATGATTCAAAGGGTGCACCTTTGACATTTGATGCTTCAGCCCCTGCATCTGGTGCGTAAACATTAGGAGAATAGATGGATACTAGAGAACGTGCAGAAAAGAGACAAGAGTTGATAGCTTCGGGCTATGCTTGGGACATGATTGATAACTGGCAATCTAAAACAGATTTGTTCTGGCACATCGATAAAAAGAATGCTACTGGAGGAATAGGTTTTAAAAAAGGCACAGTGATTAAGAATGTACCGGGGACACCTGACTACTTACTTAAGATGGCTCGTAAAGGTGCGTACTCGTATCCACCTACTACTAATTGTGAATGCAATCATTGTAGTTACGAAAGAAAAAAAGAAGAGGCAGTGGATGTAACCATTGACCGAGTTCCTGCCTCTTCTTCAAATAAACAAACATCGGTTGATGACGGGGTGTATAATAAACCCGAGGAAAAACAGGAGATAATATAATGTCATTTCCACAAACAATTATGGGTAAACCGGGATGGGAGAAGCAAACTTCTACATCTCAAAAACATAAATTAGGAACACCAATGCAAATTGGTGAAAGAACCTTCAGATACGTTGAAGCTGGTGAAGCTATCGTTGCTGGAAACCTTACTATGGGTAAAGCAGGAACAGCAGCACACCAAGTTGACTTGGCTGTCGAAGCAGCATCAGTAGGTGATACAACTATCACACTATCTGGTTCGCTTACAATAACTGAAGACTTATACAAAGATGGATACTTAATCTTCAATGACGTTGGAGAAGAAGGTCATTTTTACAAAGTAAAAGGTAACACTGCTGTATCTTCAGCAACAGGTTGTGTAGTTACAATCGATGAAGAAGATGGTCTAGTAACTGCGATTACTACATCACAGCAAGTAGGACTTTACGAAAATCCTTACAAGGATATAGAAAAACATGATGGTAGCGATATTGACCACGCACCACTCGGATGGACTTGTGTTGACATAGCATCAGGTTCATACGGTTGGATTTGCGTAAGTGGATTCACTGCTGCATTAATTGAAGGAACTCCGGGAGCAGGATTACCATTAGTTGCATCTAACAGTGCAGATGGTTCTGTTGAAATCTTAGATTCTGATGATGATGCAGAAGGAACTATCGTTGCATACATGGGTCCAATTGCTGGTGTTAACGGTGAGTACGGACTTATCAAAGCAAACTTAGAATAACATCTAATGGCATAAGTGGGAGGATTGTTTCCTTTCGGTTCTCCCACTTTCTTAAATTATGGTTACAGAATATAACGGAAACATAGATGGACTTTGGACCCCACAGGGTTCAGTTGTAACTCGTGTCGTAGACTTAGGTGGAGACACAGGTGCAAAAGTTTATCATTTTAAAGTCAAAGACCCTGTGACCGGTAAACTCTTTGAACTAAGGGTGCTCGGAGATGACACTCACAGTAAAGCAGAGATAGAAGACTTAGCAGGTAATGCTTATGAAAAATGGCTTTTAGATATGAGAGCAAAAGAACATAAGAGAAAACCTACAGCAGAGGAAAAAAAAGAAATTGGTAAAATCATCCGTGAGATGAAAGAATATTGGAAGAAGAGGAATGAATCTTCAACTGGTAAATTATATTTTGAAGGAGCCAAATGACATTACAACAAGTACATGATAGTTTAAATATCCACAGTGCATCCATTCCTTTTTATTTGGAAACAAGTTTTAGTGCTGATGATACAGACAATCATGATTTTAATTTTAGTGGGAACGGTAAATCCGTTCAAACAATTCATGTAAACAACGCAAGCAATCAGACTGCAACGATAACTTTATACGGTTGTCAGGCATCTGATTCAACTGTCGGTTCCACAACTGCAGTTGAGATAGGTTCGTTTACAGTAGCAGCAACAAGTGGAGGCTATGAATGTTGTAGTGACCCATTTCCGTATTACATTGTAAGGATTGCTTACAGTTCTACACCAGATGGTTCAACTACTAAATTATTTGTAAACACAGGGGTGGATTAAATGTTAGGAGTAAAAGCTGCCAGTCTTGGCAAGATGGGAACGCACTCACTTGATGGTGCTTCTCATACAGATGTAACAAGTATGTCTGAGGCTAAAGGTGATATTTTAGTCTACACAGGCAGCACTTGGGATAAATTAGCAATAGGTACGAACAATAAAATACTTATTGCAGACTCAAGCACATCAACAGGTTTAGCTTGGGCAGAAGATATTACAATTGGTGGTGACCTTACAGTATCTGGTGACACAATCACAGCAAACGTTGCAACCATTCAGGTTGAAGACAAGAACATGGAGTTGAACAAAGTTGGTTCTCCAAGTGATGCTAACGCTGATGGTGGTGGTCTAACGATAAAAGGTACCTCTGATAAAACAATTACATTTACAAACGCTACTGGTGACTTTGATTTTTCAGAAAACGTAGATATAGCCAGTGGTAAAACATTTAAAGTAGCCGGCACTACAGTTCTATCAAACAATACTTTAGGTAGTGGAGTTACATCTTCATCACTAACAGAACTTGGAACAATAACTACAGGTGTTTGGAACGGTACTGCAATAGGTTTAGCTTATGGTGGTACAGGACTTGTCGGTGCTACAGACGGTAAAATAGTTGTAGCAGATGGCTCTGGTGCTCCAGTAACAGTTCAAGCTATGACTGCTAACGATGGTACCTTTAAACACGAAGTAGGTGGTATTGAGGCAGATATCTCAGCAATAGCCAAGGGTGGATTAGTTGCTGGTTCTGGTAGTGGTTCAATGGCAATCAGAACTGTTGGAAGTAATAACCATGTACTTACTGCAGATAGCAGTGAAGCTACTGGTATGAAATGGGCAACAGCACCATCAGGTGCAGTAACTGCACTAAACAATGCTACAGCAAACGAATTAGTTACAGTTGGTTCTACAACAACAGAATTAGATGCAGAAGCTAACCTTACATTTGATGGCTCAGGAGACCTTGAGATAGGTGCTGGTTCATCTGGTGACCCAAGAATAACATTTGATATAAACAGCACAGACGAATGGACTATTGGTGTTGATGATAGTGATAGTGATAAATTTAAAATAGACACTGGTGCTACAGTTGGTGGAGCAACTAAATTTAGTTTAGATAGTTCTGGTAATGCAGTTATCGCTGGTGCTATTACTTTAGGCACAACATCTTTTGTGAACTCTGACGGAGTTCTTCAAGTAGCAGGTCAAACAAACATTACATCTTTAGGTACACTTACTGCTTTAACAGTTGATGACATTGGTTTAGATAGTAAGACAGTTACAATGACTGGCTCTTCTGGTGATACAGCAACATTAGTTGTTGCAGCAAACGGTGCATTCTCAATAAATACTAACGATGCAGCAGCAGCAGCAGCACATCTAACAGTAGATATTGACGGTGATATTGATTTAGATTCTCATTCAGGTGTTCTTAAAATATCAGCAGCAGGGACTGAAATATTAAATATATCTAATAGTTCTAGTGATGTAATTATAAAACCAGTTGTTGACGAAAAAGATATTATCTTCCAACAAAGAGATGGTACTGAAGTAGCAAGAATAGAAGATAATGGAACATTTAATATAGTAACTGACAAGTTAGCAATTAATGGAACAGCAGTTACATCAACTGCTGCAGAGTTAAACATACTTGATGGTGTAACTTCAACTGCCTCTGAATTAAATATTCTTGACGGAGTTACTTCTACTGCAACAGAACTTAATATTATGGATGGTAATGCAACTGTTGGTACTACAGCTGTAGCAGATGGAGATGGAATCGTTACTAATGATAATGGCACAATGCGACAGACTACAGTTCAAACATTTGCTACATATTTTGGTAGTGAAATAACTGCTATGACTAATTTAGTTGAAACAGGAGCATTAGATGCTGGTTCAATTACTTCTGGGTTTGGCACTATCGACACAGGTGCATCTGCTATATCAACAACAGGTGCAGTTAGAACTGGAGATATTAATTTAGGACACGCATCAGACACTACTATTGCTAGAGCAAGTGCAGGTGAAGTAACTATTGCAGGTGATGCAGTTAAAAAAGTTGGTACAGAAAATATGTGGGTTCCAGCACAAGCTATGACTCCTAGAGATAACGCAGGATGTGGTGCTTTAACTACAACAGCAGCAGCCACAAATGGCAGAGCAGATATAACTCATTTACCTTTTGATGCAAGCACACAAGAACACGCACAGTTTTCAGTAGCAATGCCAAAATCTTGGAACGAAGGAACAATAAAAGCACAATTTTATTGGACAACAACAGGTTCAGATACAGATGCTGTTATCTGGGGAATATCAGGAGTTTCTTATGCTAATGATAATCCTATGGATGTAGCCTTTGGAACTGCTGTTACAGTAACAGATAATATATTAAGTGCTGCAAAAGACATTCTTGTAACTGCTGAGACAGCAGATGTAACAATCGCAGGTAGTCCAGCAGCAGGAGAAATATGTTATTTTGAAGTTTTTAGAGATGCTGATAATGGCTCAGATACTGTGGGAGAAGATTGTTTATTAATAGGTGTAAAAATTATTTATACAACAGACACTAGCACGGATGCTTAATGGCACAGTTTGGATATCAAATATTAGGTTTTGGTAGCTTTACACCAGCAGGTGGACCGGGTGTATGGGCATTACTAGGAGATACTATTAGCAGTAATAGATATATGTGTGTGACTGCTGGTAACGCTAGTGCAGCACTTATTTCTGGTGGTGCTAATCCAAACACAAATGTTGTAGAAACTTGGAATGGTATTGCTTTTGCATCAGCAGCAGATAATTTATCAGCAGCATCAGGTGGCTCTACAGGTGGAGGCACACAAAGTAGTGCAATACACATTAGTGGAACTAGAGCAGGCACAGCATATTCAACAGCATGTGAAAAATGGGATGGAAGCACTTATGAAACTGCTGATACACTAACTAATCAAGGTGCTAACCAATTATGTGGTGCAGCAGAGGACAAAGATAATGCTTGGTCATGTGGTGGATACAATCCAAGTTATACTGGAGCAAGAGTAGCAGAACATGAAATTATGAGAAGTGGTACTTGGACTTTACAAAGCACAAATATGCTTACACCTAGATATTATTTAGCAAATAACGCCTGTGGTTCATCAGGTAATGGAGCAGCAGTTACAGGTAATTCTTCTAGTTCTAGTAGAGATACGAAAAACGAAGAATATACTTATAGTTCTGGCTCAAGTGGTTCGTGGACTACAAATGCAGCCATAACGACTGGATTAGATGAAAATCCCGGTTGTTTTGGAAAAACAAGTGCAGATGATTTAGTAGTATTTAGTGGAGAGGCTGCAGGTGGACCAGATGGTGGTACATACGAATATAGTGCAGATACATGGACTACAGGAAATAATGTACCTACAAATATAAGAAATAACTTTGGTGGTGGACCTACAGGAAATGGGTTGACAGTTGGTGGATTTATAGAAGGTGGACCGGGTTATCAAGATGATGCGTATAGTTTTACGAGGGCAATCAGCACATGAAGTATTGGGAAATAAAAAATATAAATGCTAACACATTTGTAGGCAATGAAATAAAAAGATTTGATGTAAAAAGTTATGGCAACGTTATTGTTACTAATGACAAATGGGCAACAGGTAACTGGTCTACAAGAGTAGGTGCAACTGAAAAAACAAAGGCAGAAGCACAAGCTATTTTAGATGACAGAAGAACTACAGTTATAGCAAACTGGGATAACGATGCAAGAAGTATAGACACACAACCAGAAAGAGAGATATTACCATGAATGAATTTCCAGCACTAAATAATGAAAACGCAAAGAAAATGGAAGCATTGCGTGAAGAAGTTGAAGATTCTTATTTAAAACAACAAGTGTACAGAACAGAAGCACAGATGCGTTACTCTGTTTTAAATGACAATAGTTTTCCTACAAGAGCAGGCAAGTATTGGCAATGTGTAAGAGAACAAGCAAGTATGTATGAAAACTTAGCATGGCTATCTTTTGATTATAGAAAAGACAAGATTACTTTAGAACAAACAAAAGAAATATTAGAAAACACAACAGATAAATATGAAAAACAATTCTTGCAACTAGAAATAGAAAAACTAGAATGGACATTAAGAAACCATGAAAGAGTTGGCAATGACAGAGTGAGAGAAATAGAAGCATGGTCTAAACTTAAAAAAGAACTAGATGATGGTAGCTTTGATACTCAAAATGTAGAAACAGATAAACTAGAAGATATGTATCAATCATTGTTAGCAAGAGCAGAAGTCTTAAATCCACATCATGGTCCAAGTGAAATATTGAATGTGCATGGACCACTAGATACAATAAAGAAAAATATAGATATGACTATGCTAGATGCAGAGCATATAAAGAGGAGCCTAAATGGCAGCAATACAATCAAAAAATAGAGCAGAACTAAGACAGTCAATAGGCTATCAGCTTGGTGCTTGTACTGTGGGTACTGCTACTGCAGATGGAGATACAACTACTTTTAAAGACACAGTAAATCTTTTTGGTGGAGACGATGAGTACAATGGCTCATGGGTTGTTGTCACAGATGCTACAGACAACACTGTAAACATTAGAAGAATAACTGACTATGCTTCTAGCACTAGCACAATCACAGTATCACCTGCACTTAGTTTTAACGTTGCTACTGGAGATGCTTACGAAATATATGACAACGATTTACCACCTGCAAGAATACACGATTTTATAAACAGGGCTATATCTGGGATTACAAGAAAAGGTGCCCCACAGACTACTGACTTTAGTTTACATTCATCATCTGAAGTATATGCTTACTCATTACCATCAGATTTGATTGGACTGCAGAAAGTAGAATACAGAAAAAAATACTTTGGTAAATCATTACTTACTTGTGATGCTGTCTTTGATGAAGTAACAACTGGTGTTTCAAGCGTTGTAGTAGATGAAGAAGACCACAGAGAAGGTCAAGCTGCAAACAAGATGGTTATACCTTCTTCTACTGGTACAAATGCAATATTAATATCTGACTCAATAACATCTACAAACATATCAGGTTATACTCATTTAGAATTTTTTATAAAAACAAACGTTGCTCTTACAGCAGGTCAATTTGCAGTAAGGCTATCTGCAGCAGCAAACAACGCTACAAGTGGTGTCTATGAAGACGTAGCAGTGCCTGCAACATCAGCAGACACATGGACTCATCACAGAATAGCTTTGAGTAGTGCAGAGAACCTAACGGCTATAATATCTGTTGGTTTGATACAAGTAGCAGACATTGGTGCAGCAACTGTATCAATAGATGATATTAAGGTATCAAGAGACTACGGTGCAGCATACGAAGAAATACACAGAAACTTTTACACAATAGACAGAGCAAACAGAAGATTAGTGTTTGATGAGAACGCTAGAGCAGTTGTAAGAAACTCTTTGCTCAAACTTACAGGAGTAAAAAAACCTACACTGCTTACATCTGACACAACAAGTTGTGATGTAGAGCCAGAGTTTATTATCCAAAAGGCATCATCAATGGCGTTGCTTGCTAGGTCTGACAGGTCTGCTGAAAGAAGAGAAGCAGCACAATTAGATAGTGAAAGAATGAATTTACAAGCAGAGCAAACGTTAGCAAGGAGTCAAACTCCACAGAGGTGTGTTTGGATTGATTGATGGCAACAAGAGTAGTAGATGAAAATGAAATAATATTGAATGGTGTTTACTACCGTGTGTCTAATCCTGTAAGAAGATTTATCACAAGTCAGTTTCCCGGCAAGATAACTCTTGGTGATTACAACTTAGAGTCAAACCCTATTACATCTACTTTTGTATCAAGTGACCACAGAGGTGGCATAGGTATAGAACGTATGGACCCATCAAAGGACTTAGATAGAGTCTGGTGGTCTACTGGTCAACTAAGACACAAAGACCACTTTGTTTTACCCAAGCTAGCAGTTGCTAGTGGTAGTGACCCTAACACAGAACTTACACAATTCTTAACCTTTAAAGGCGTGCTGTATGCAGCAGGTGGAGGCTTCCTGCATACATACAACACAAACGACACTTGGACAACATTAACTGTATCAACAACAATGCCAATGAATAATTCAACAGATGCTGGAGTTGGAATGGTAAATGATGTGCCAACAGCAGTTTTTGCTAATGAAGAAGGTGTTTACTTTAGCACAACAGGAGAAAGTTGGTCTGTAAATTCTACGCAAAGCACACCATTTATAGCTTTTTTCAAAGACCAAATATATGCAATAGATAGTGGTGGACAACTTAGACGGTCATCAGATTTGTCAGGTAGTTGGACAAACGATGCAAAACTAAAACTTGATGATGATGCAGTAGTAGGCTTGATTGTTGCAAGAAATGCAAGTCAAGATAGAGTTTTATACGCAGTGACTCAACAAGGTTTATATGTACATGATGATGCTAATACAAGGTTTGTTGAAACAGATTTTAAAGTACCAAAGAATCCAAGGAATGGTGTTGGAACAGCAACATGGAGAGGTAGTATTTACTACCCATCAAAAATGGGTCTATATAAAATAAATGTAGGAAGAGATGCAACAGTTGTAACTACTGTTGGTCTTGATAAAGATGATGGTGTTCCACAAGTTTACAGAGGGGAAATCGTAAAAGTTATCCCAACTCTCAATGAATTGTTGTTAGTTGTAAATGCACAAGAAGCAGATACAACTCCTGCAACAACTAAGATACACGCTACTGCAGGTAGCAGGTCAAGAATGAACACACAAATAGGTGGAGGTCTTACTGGTTTTTCTTACGTTGCAGCTTTTGATGATAGAGGTTATGAGATAAAACATATTACAGGTTCTAGTTCAGCAGGTATTACAGGTGCATTTGTTGGCACAGACCAAGACCAATATAGGTTGTGGGTTAACTATGATGACAATGCTTACTATGTAAATTTATCAACAGATGTTATAAACCCAAGTCAAATTGCAGACCAAACTTATGCAAGTTCAGCAACTCTTGAAACACCATACTTTGATGCAAATGTTATTGGTCAAGACAAAGTAGCACTAGCACTTAGAGTAGAAACAGAAAATCCTACGACTGACGAAACTGTTACAGTGTCATACGCTACAAACTACAATGATACGTTTACAGCTTTATCTGCAATATCAAGCACTGGCGAGACAGAATTTAAATTACCATCTAGTGCAAATCCAGTTGGGATAGAGTTTAGAAGTATAAAATTTAAGGTGGCACTAGCAAGAGGCAGCACAAACACAAACAGTCCTGACATGATAAAACTTGCTTTATTATTTAAAAAAACACTACCAGTGCAGTTTGGTTTTGATGTTGTACTTGATTTAACTAATGACCACAAAGGTAAAACAATAAGAGATATGCAAGCTGCAGTAGATACTGCAATAGCAAATAAAACTCTTATGGAACTTACTTACCGTGATGATTCCGGTGGCACTAGAAATTACTATGTCACCGTGCTGAGTGCACAGGCTCTGGAGGAAACTGGGCTAAATGAGAGGGCACGTTTTAGATTAACGTTAAGTGAGGCTGTGTAGTGGTAACCCAGAGGCAGAGGAGAACAAGCAGTGGTAGGGTCCTAGAGCCTGTACCTCAGTGGTGGACATTGGCAGGAGGAAGCCAACCAGAATACTATGTATATAAGGCATTGCTTAGGACTGGTAGAAAACTAAATGTAGACTTTACTTACCAATCAAAACAATTTGGTGGGAGACTTGAAAGAGGTGGTGCTGTTGCAGACTTTTTAATTGTATCTCCACCGATGGGAATAAACGTTCAGAGCAAATATTATCATGCAAGAACGACTAATCAACGAGCACATGATAGACTACAGAGAGAGCAATATGAGGCTAATGGTATTAAAATAGCCTTTATTGACGAGGATGAGGCGTTTGAGAACGCTGACTATTATGTTAGAAGGGCGTTAAGTGGTTACACTAGCACGCCGTTAGGAGACTAAATATGGGAATAGAAATTACGGGATTTGCATACGATTCTGCAGGTGCTGCTTTAGCAAGCAAGTCTGTAAATTTATACGATAGAAACACCACTGCAAATTCAAGAGCATCTACGACTACAAACTCAGATGGTAAATTTACATTTAGTAATTCTGATGTAACTGTCAGCAGTGTTTATCAAATGGATGTAGAAATAACAGATGGTAGCAATAAAACTAGATACAAGTATGATGATGAAATAATGCTTCAAAGAGTAGATGTAAAAGACTTTGTGTTGAGGTCAGGTTCATCTAATCAATTTGTTCAAACTATAGTTCCAGAAACATTAACAGCAGACAAAACAGTTACTATTCCTAATCAAACTGGAACAGTAGCTTTAATTAATTCTTCAAATCAATTATTTATTGGTGACACTACATCTACTACTTTAGGTCAAGGTTTAGTTATTAATGGTGCTGCTAACGCTTCTCCGAATATAGAACTTAAATCTTCACAAGTTGCTCATGGTTTAACAGGAACAACTGAAACTGATACTTTTGCATTCTTTGGATTATCAGATGCTACTGGTGGTTTAGCAATAACTGGTATAACAGAAACACAAGAGTCTGACAGTTTAGATAGTGCAGTAAGAATTAGGGGTATACAAAAAAATACTGTTGATAGTGACTCAACTGCTAGTGCAGGTGCCCCAGTTGTATTAGAAGGTATAGAGCACGATGGTTCAAACACTATGTCAGATTTAGGTGCAAATGAAAACGTTGTTGTATTTAAAAACGGAACTGCAAATAATACAACTACTCACATATTTAAAGGTGACGGAGACATATTCGTTGACGGTTCAACTACAATTACAGCCTTTGACGATTACGATGACGTAGCTTTACTTACTGCATGGAACGGTGCTGTGACACAAGATAATAGATATAAAGTAGAGTTTAAATCTTGGGTTGATGAACACAAAGATACTCTTGAAAGTTTAGGAATAATTGCACCAAACTCTGACGGCACATTTCACTACTCAATCAAAAACTTAAACACTTTGATGGTAGGTGCTATTAGACAACTAGGTGCAAAAGTAAATAAACTAGAAGAACAACTAGCTTTGAAAGGAGCATAAATGGCAGATTTAACAGTATCAGTAACTGATGCACAGTTAACTAGAATTAAAAAAGCGTTAACTGAAAATGGTGTGGAGCCTGACAATGCAGGCGTTGTGACGTGGTTAAACAATCAACTAAACAACAGAGTCAAAATATACGAGGAAGCTGTAGCAGTTGACTCGGTATCTGGCTTAGGACTATAAGGAACTATGGATAACGAAATTAAAATTAAGGCTGAGGATGTGCAGAGTGCAATATCAAAAAATCCAGCAATAGACTGGGCACTAAAAGAAGAAGCGTTATTAAGACAAATTAAAGAATTAAAAGAAAAACTTTCTCAATATGAGGAAGACGAACAGGAGGACAAAGATGCCTAAACATTACGGTGGTGGAAACAAAATGGGTGGAATGATGAAAAAAAAGAGAAACGGTAAAAAGAAGAATGGCACCAAGAAAAAAAAGTAAAACAGCCAAAGGCGTTTCACTAAGTGGTTTGACTGCTAAACAGCAGACAACCATGGTTAAACACGCTAAACATCATACTGCGAAGCATATTAGAGATATGAAAAAACGTATGATGAAAGGTGTGTCATTTACAGCAGCCCACAAACAATCACAGAAAGCAGTAGGAAGATGAAATTTATTCTTAAATTTTTACCACAACCCTACAAGAATATAGTTACATTCTTTTTGTCTACACTTGAAAATGTAAACGAGAAAGAAGAACTAGAAAGAATAGGTAAACTATTTGCAGACATTCTTGAAGATGGTTCTGTGACACCACAAGAATGGTTGTCACTTGCAGGTAAAAACGGACTTGGTATACTTAAAGGTAATGGCAAGTAGAACTAAAAAGAAAACTAAAAAGAAGGCAACCACAGGTAAACGTAAGTTTAAAAAGGTCCCTAAGACCAAAGGTGGTGTGCCTAAGAAGTACGTCAAGGGTGCTAAGAATCCAAAGGCTAGAGAAGCTGAGATAAAGAGAACTAGAAAACTTTATCGTGAAGGTAAACTTACACCTGCTATGATGGACAGAATAAGTAAACAAAGGAGCAGAGGATAGTGTCAGCAGGAAGATATAAAAGTATTCCCGGAGCAAGCAGGTACTCTAAGTCTACCTTAGACAAGGTATACAAGAGAGGACTTGGTGCTTACTATTCATCTGGTAGTAGACCAAAGGTTTCAGCTCACCAGTGGGCTATGGGAAGAGTAAAGTCTTTCGTAAGTGGTAAAGGTGGTGCAAGAAAGGCAGATAAAGATTTACTTAGAGGTGGTAGCAAAAAAACTACTGCAAAGAAGACTGCTAAGAAAAGAACTACCAAGAAAAAAACAACTCGTAGAAAGCGAGTAAAGACCATGGGTATGGGTAGTTAAATGGCACATGAGAGTAGAAAGAAATCTATGCTCAAAAAGTATGGTCTTAAAGGTGTAAACAAAGCTAAGAGAACACCAAGCCATCCTACAAAGTCACACGTTGTTCTTGCACAAGAAGGTCATAAACTAAAACTAATTAGGTTTGGACAGCAAGGTAAACGTGTAGGCACACTGAAAGGCACAGCAGGTAAACCAAAGAAAGGTGAGTCTGCTAGAATGAAAGCCAAAAGAAAATCATTTAAAGCAAGGCACGCCAAGAATATTGCTAGAGGTAAAATGTCAGCAGCTTGGTGGGCAGATAAGGTGAAGTGGTAATGCCAAAACCAAAAGGTAAAAAGAAATACAGTCCAAAGCAAAAGAAACTTGCACGAGTCGCACCACCACGAGACAAGATTACAGGTGCAGACTTTAAGAAGCTAAAGAGAAGAAAGAAAACCACCAAAAAACGTGGATAAATCAACAGTTGCAATACTTGCATATTGTCTATGCCTCATACTAATTGTTATCGTTGGTGAATGTTATAGTGTATAATCAAGATAGTGTGGAGGCATTATGTGGAAAAGAATTAAGAAAATAATCAAATCAATACTGAATATCCCTTTTACTATAATTAAAGGTGCAGCAAACTTTGTTTATCAAATACTGCGTGCATTTAAAAGAATGATAGTAACTATCATCAAGTCTCCACTTTTACTTTCAATACAAGCCTACAGGAAAGGTCTTATTATTAGAGACTATGTAATGGCTAAAATAGATTACTTAGACCAAGAGAGCAAGAAGTGGCACAGGTTCTTTCAAGTTCTGGCAAGCCCATATAATCTGCTTCTTAAGCTAGGTTTTAACCCCCAAATGGCGATGGTAATCTTGGGAATCGGAACGGCTAGTGGTGGTACTCTAGTAGTAGCAGAGGTAATACAAGAAAGAAGTTTTGCAAATGGTGATGCAGGTATTTATGCAGCCCCATCAGAATTTCCAAGCGAAGAACTTGAGAAAGAATTAGCTTGGAGGAAAGATAACCCTGATGACAATACGCTTAGAATTGTGCTTGGAACTACACCAGTAGAAGAAATATCTATAACTGATGTAAGTGTAAACTCTTACACAGGAAGCACTTTGCCTAGTGGAAAGGCTGAAGCTATCTTAATTGAAGGGAAGAATGGTCAGAATGCAAGGCTTGAAATTGGTGAGTTATTATGGGACAGAAACACTTGCCGGAGCCTTACAGTTTCGGATGTTAATGCCCATAAAATAGTTATACAAAATAATATTTCGGATGGACAATCTATTGCACAGACTGCTGGTACTCAAAGAGATTTAAGAATATCAGGTGGGAATGCAATGGCTAGAGAATTGACTACTTCAGCAGGCACCTATGACCGAATCTGGCTTGATACTGGTAGCTTGACTAGCACCAATGCAAAGATAAATAAACTTACTTTATCTAACATAGTCAGTAAATCTGGAACATGCCTGATTAGACAAGCCGACATCGGCATTTTGACCATACAGTACTCAGTAAACGGTCATGACCAAAACTTCAGCACCAAAGAATTCACTATTGCTAGCAGTACCAATGCAAGCATATGGGAGGTCTCAAATAACCTTGAGATTTTGCTTACCGAACCAGCAACACAGTAGTGAAAGACTGCGTTCACGTCTACATACTACCTGAGCCTAGTAAACAACTTGGTTCTGAATACAAAGCAAAGTGTAGTAAGTGTGGTAAACAACAGTTACACAGAAACTATCACAGCAGTAATAATATCTGGAAGAGGCGAGGCTAAAGATTTAAATGAATCGTAGAGTCAAGACTTGCTTTGATACGCATCTCTTCTTTCCTGATGTCTTTTGTAAGGTTTAAGAAAGTTTCTAGTTCCATAGTGACTAAATGCTTTGCAACCTTGTCATTGACTTTGTGTGTCTGACATACGATAGGTATCTTATTGGTAGCAATACCAGCTTTTCTAGCTTGCTCCACAGCTTTTAGTGTTCTTGCACTTACAACCTTGCCTGCTTTAACTTCAGCAGCAAACTTAATAGTTTCTACATCCGGCACATCACCAGAGTGTCTACCAGTTACAGGGTTACGTTGTGCTTTGACTTTATCTCCACCAAGAAACTCAGCCCACTTTCTCTCCCAGTTTTTCCACACGTTATTCTTCATAGTTCCTCCTTGGACAAATAGAATTTTTTTTAAGAATGTCTAATAAATATTATGGACAGTTTGGTTTGCATGAATTTAGAATGTTTAATTTTCAGAATGTATCACAACATTGTCCATAAATACAGGGGTAAGTGGACCAACGTATGAACCGTTCACATTGAACTCAAAGTATTCACTGGCTTCATCGTGGGTCATACCATCTCTATCTACTAATACTTGTAAACATCTCTGTTTGTCGTATACAGCGATTGTTTTGTTGAATTGGTACCCAACGCCTATGAAAGCCTCATCAAACCCGTCAGCGAGCATTATTTCAATGTCAGGGTTATCTCTCAAAAGAGTTTGATTTAGTGTTAGTGGTCTATCCATCTGGGGATTCTAAAACTTTCATACCTAAGGCTATAATTCCTCCTGTACATCCCGTGGCTATCTCTGTATAGCCTTGCCACACACCAACAGCACTTAATATACCTAAGACGATAATCGCTAAAAAAATCTGGGGTCTAAGTTTGCCCATCATTTTAAACTCCTACACTTGTTTACCATTGCTAAGAATACTTCTTTGACCTCTAATAATACACCATAACTTCTTTTACCGTTAGTATCGGTGTCACCCATGGGTACTCTTTCTTTGTTCCATGTAAGTTCTTGAAGTATCTGTGTTGGTATTATCATGGCACCAAACTTGTTGCCTTTACTATCAGCAAAGACATGGACTTGGTAGTCTGCTTCAGTAACATTTAGCCCTGTACTTTGACCTCTACGTTCATCGTATAGTTCCACAGCAATTTTCTTTGTGCGAGACCATATATCACGTTCAGTCTTTATCTCAACCAGTCGCCCGAAAAGTTGAGAAAACCAATGTTCCGACTCCTGACCAAACTCCAAGTCATGCCTAAAGTCATAGTTTTGTTTAGAGTTACTTCCCAAACTCACATATCTCCCAGAATGAACACCACTTCTGTGTGCAAGCCCAACTACCTTCTGGTGCAGGCATAAACACTTGATTGTTTATTCCAGACTTAACGTGTTCAATACGTTTGTTAACTCTGTCTTTGTGGTCTTGTGTCACCTCGGCGTGATGGTAGAAAGTCTTTGGTGTGTCCAAGTCTTGAACCACAGCCATTCCAACCTTGTCTACGTTAGCCATGTCTGCATACTTTACAAGTTGCACATCCCTAGTCAGGTCAGGTGTCACGTTTCGTTTCTTGACTTTGTTGTCGACAATAACGCCATCGACAGTGATAAAGTCAGCAAAGCCTTTGAACTCTTCACCATCGTTATCAACTTGCACAAGTTCTACTTGCACCTCTTTAGCCTTGAACTTATCACCAAAGTCTTTGTGGTAAGTTGCAGCAAGTTTAGATGTTCTATCCTTGCTCTTGTCTTTTGTAATGTCATCCTTCTCCCAATCAAACGTGTCGCTGTCCTGTTCTTTTTCATGAACATCAACAGCAAAGTCTACGAATTGACTTTGAGTTAGACCATTGTTTGTCTGTGCCTGCAGAGAGAAATGTTCGTTGGCAGCATTGTCAACGCTTGTCCCTCTGAGTACAGCACTACCCATCTTCTCAGGGATACCTTCGACATACCTGTAGTAGTATTGCAAACCACAAGTCATGTACTTTCGTATCTGAGATACAGATAGATAGCTTCTAATCGTACCTTTCATGTAACCTCCTAATCACACGATGTTTAGTTTATTTACTTGTTCTACACAGTAATCACAAGTCATTGGTTGTTCCCATTTGCATTTGCCTTTGGGTCCCCAAATACAACCTTTCATACCATGTATATTCCTCAACCACTCTTCCATGTGTTCAAGCATTGTCATTTTTTCCCAGAATTTTTCCCAGCGTTCTTCATCCTCGACAATTTCATCTTGAAAATATAATTCCTTGAACTCATCTGTGCACCATGCAAGACCAGCTTTTAACTGACCCATTGATTTCTCTTTGTCTGTAAAGTCTACTCCCATGGTAGTTCATCCCTCTTCTCTTGCCTCATGCTCTCAGTCTCACCAAGAACTACAAGCGTGCTCACCATTACATCTTTGAATCTATCTACCACAGCAAAGTCAAACACTTGCTCCAGTTCATCCAAAGAAAAGTTAGATGTAATCATAGTCCTCATTCTTCTTGAGTACCTGTAATCTAATATCTCATAGAACAGAGACCTAACATAGTCAGTTGAGTATTCCCTGCCCAAGTCATCAATGATTAGATGCTTTACATTTTTAAGATGGTTTACATACTCATCATACTTATCGGTGTCCATGTAGGACTTTACCTTTGATGCGAGTTCTGCTGATGTCATGTAGACAACCATTTCTTTTCTACCAATTATCCAAGAAACAGATGCTTTGGCAAGATGAGTCTTACCCACACCAACATTACCAAGCATAATTAGCCATGGACTTTTATGTCCACTTGCCCACTCAAATGCAGATTCTTTTGCAATCTTGCACTCATCAGTCCTGAGTTCATAGTTATTAAACCTTTGGAACGTTGTCTCGCCTAGACCAGATACCTCCCAAAGATACTTACCGTAATCGGTCTTGTTAGATTTACATACACAAGCAAACGCTTTGCCAAAGTTTGGGTCACCAACAGGATAAGTTCCTGCTAGCCAACCAGTCCCACCACATACACATACTGATGGTGACTTGAATGGTTTACCTGCATTAGCCTTTGCTCTTTCGTTATAGTCTTGGACATTCTTAACGTGTCTATCTGAGACTAAAATATCAAGTTGAGTTCTCACACTCTTTGGTAATCTCTTCCAAGGAATAGCAGGATAACCTGCCTCAACTGCTTCATTCGGTGTTAGATTGCCCGGAATGCAGGTCTCTATCAATTCCTCAGTAAATGCTTTGACTTCTTCTGGCGAGGTCATTGAGTTTGGAATCTTTAAACTTGTTCCCCGAACTATCGCTGAGTCTTCTTCCTCTTTGAGTCTTTTGACCAGTTGGTCGTATTTCATTTCTTTCATATTCTTTTGCCTTTCTTAGCCATGTCCTTAACCTCAAGTATGGGACAAATGTTTTTGGTTTTTTAGCCACCTCCCAGTAAGAACAAAACTCCTCAACAATATATTCTATGTTCTTATCTTTAAATTCGTCTTTGACAAATTGTATCTGTCTCTCTGTTAGATACTTAGTATCTTTAGTAACTAGTAACTTGTTACAGAAACTATTGAATCTGTCTATCCATGTCTCTTCTGTCACCCTTTTGTCACCCTTTTTGTCACCCTTTATTTCATACACTTGAATGTTACCTCTTCCTGTTTTATTGCTTATTCTATCAACTAACCCATCAGCCATCATCACCTTTAACTTTCTTTGTACTGACCTCTTTGAGACACCGACTGCATCTGAGATACCTGCAATAGATATCTCAGACTTGTGCTTAAGTATTGTTATGATTTTCTTTTCAATCATTTATTTCCTCAAGCATATCTTCGACAATACTTTTTATGTCAGCTTGTTCATCTTGCATTGCATCTAAAGCAGACTGCAAGCGTTCCTCGCCCCACATATTATCGAGAGACTCAACTGCATCTCTTACTTTTTCAATTTCAGTTTCGGGTATTTCGTTATGATTTAACGCCTTACTGTACTTGATAGCAAAATCTACAATCACTTTCATCTCTTTTAAAAATGTTTGAATGTTGTTCACGTTTAACTCCTTTCTACGATTGGTTTTTAATTTGTTTAAAATCATCAATGTCTGCACCAGTCACATTCTCTTCCTCACCAATTATTTTATCTAACCTTGAGGCTACTTTCTCTATTGCATCAGCATCATCTTCAGCCTCAACAATAATTGTCCTCTGCTTGGTTACATTAACTGTAAAATTATATCCTTTCATTATCTTGTCTTCCTTTCTAACGAGGGGCTGGGAAATTCCCCAACCCCTCAGTTACTTAGTAAACGGACACAGGAATAAGGTTACAAGGAGTACCTTATCGTTTTCTTGGAGGAACCTGTGCCCGATTAAATTAATTAATTGGTTGTAGGTTTTCGATAGAGCCGGCATCTTCAAGTCTACTCATGAAGTCATCGATAGACTCCTTAGTAATCTTGATGTGAGTACCAACCTTGATTGACTTTATCTTGTTTTCTTTTATCAAGTCGTAAAGTCTGTTTCTACCTATACCCATTAGTTCTTTAGCCTCGAGGACTGTGTAAAGCATTTTATCCATTGTCTTCACTCAATTCTCCAAGTAGTTCCTCAGCACCTAATACTGCTTTCCTAACTACTCTGGCTGCAGTTTCACTCTTCATGAAACCTGCTGATACTAATCCCTCACAGTGAGGTGCTAGTTCAATCAGGGCTTTCACAGCAACCTGTCTTTCAATAGACCTGTTCCTGCCATCCACACTGCCACCTGATGAGGCAACAGGCACGGATACTTTTTCAGTAGACTCTACTGTTTGTCCACCGTCAACTGGTTCCCATGACTGAATGTCCCAGTAAAGTGTTCCTGATGCTACCTTATTGATAGAAAGAACAGCAATACCTTTGGCTCCTGCAAACAGTTCATGAGGTGGGTTCCAGAACCCATTTAACTCTTCAAGAACTACTTGATTAAACGGTCTGTCTTTAACAGGATATTTACCCTGCATTTTCACAGTTACTTCTACTGGTAAGTAGATTGCCCGTTGTCCTTTCATCTCAGATACTGACAATTCAATACTGTCATTCTCGTGAGCGTAAGGGTTGGACAAATTTTCAGTTGTCATATTAACTCCTTTAACTGATTATTATTTACTAAAACGTTTTTTACTATACTCTTATTTACCATTCACTGCAACATCAAAATTATTTGTCTTGAGAATGCCGATGATTGGTATGTAGAAATCAGGGTTCACAATGATTGGTGAGTTGTGAATATCACCGGGGTCCTTGTATGCCCACTGTTTCTTATCAATGTTCTTGGCTATAAAACTTCTTGCCTCTGGGTTCTGTGATACCAGAGTTACAATCTCCTGTGTTTTATAAATAAATACTTGTTTCATAATTGCTCCCTAAAAAGACACGGTGACCCTGTTACAGGTCACCGTTTTGCAAAAGTTCTATTAATGCAATGTCTTGGTTGAGGTTGACTAGAAAGTCACAAATTCATATTATTCTTTGAACTCGTCTACGTCAATACCAAACTCAGCAGCTTTCTCAATGAGGTCTTCTTCACCCCATGTATCAAGCCCTTGATTTACGAGCATTTCTGTATCCTCGTAACTATCAAAACCTTTATCACGAATTGCACTCGTGATTGCTTCTGCTAGTAGTCCGATGTCTATTGCCATATATCCTCCTACGACTTGTTGTTACTAATACGTTTCATTCCCTATTCCCACCCTAGGAACGGGAATGGGAATGGAACATAGAAGAGGGCATAGTTGATAGTTATTTAGTTAAGTCTGAAACCACACTTTGGGCATGACTGCACTATGTTTGGTTCAGATTGTGGCGTAATTTGTGGTGGCACAAAGTTTCCATAAGCAACGTTAGTTGATTGAGCAATATTATTATCAGTCAATCTCTTAAGAGTTGCTTGGTCGTAAGTGCCTCGTTGAACAATGTCGTTGCCATCCATCTGTGCTTGTATGTTTGCACTTGTGTTAGATGAATACAACATTGAGTTAGGTCTAACCGTATTGTGTATCTTGGAAAGAGCAGTTACATCCTTGATGTAGGACATACTTTCTTTCTCAAAATTAGCACCTTGGTCTTCCTCATCAACAAGCATCACACCATCCAATGCAGATGCCTCGTTGACTAGACCAATCAATTTCATGATGTAGTTTCTAGCCACCAAGTCTCTGCTCATGGACAAAGGTATCTTCTGATGAACATTCAAAGAATACTTGAATTGAGTATCTTCAAGGGTCATCACTGGAATACCTAGTTCATAAAGCCATGGTGTTTCTGCTTCAAAGATTTCCACCTTTGTTTTCCTTTGTAGGTTTTTCATTGCGTTGATGCCATCAATCTCTTGCAAGACTGGAGTTGGCATTGTTACTTCAACACCGTGCTTTGACTGAGGTCTTGGAATAATCTCACCATTGACGACATAACTTATGCCTTCTGGTGGTATTACATTACTCAGCATTTCCACAGCAGTTTCAAAGTCTCCCTTCACCATAGGTAATACAGCCTCAACCGTTGTGCCTTGGTGGTAGTTAGGGTCTTTGTGTTTAATCGTATTCCTCACACCATCTTTGAAACTAACGGTGTAATTCCTAGTCTTAATCACAGCTTCCTTTGAAACAGCAATGAGTTGTTTCTCACCTGCATTGAACCTACCTGCAACAGTAGGGTCGTTTCTCTTTTCAGTAGTCCTGAAGAGAGTATAGATGTCGGTTGGGTCTTTGAAACCACCACCGTCATCTTGCACCTTAAGTTGTGCAGGTCTGTTGCCATCCTTTGTAAGTTCTACAATACAAGAGGTCGGCGTAACAGCACCTTCAACGTAGCCCAAGAATTCATCGAACACATTGGTCACTAGTTCAACTGCATGTCTCCATGCAGGGACAGAACCAAATAGTTCTTTGAGTCCTTTGATGTCTACTTCAAATGCAGATTTAATTCTGCTTACAACTTTCTTAGTCATAATTTCCTCCTTAATTATGCCCTCTACTAAAACGATATTGAGCAGGAGAGTTACTCCTGCTCTTGGTCTTTCTTCCATTCTAAGGCTCTCTCATATTCACCATCTATTTCTTCCTGTGTGAATTTCCACAATGGTTTTTCTCCCATGTGTAAACCTTTTATCTCATCAATGACTGTACTCATATCATTCAACTCCCAACCCTCTGACCACATCTCAAGTATGAGGTCAGTCTTCTTTTCATTTTCTTGTAAGTCAAACATTACTTCACCTCCTCTATGTCAAGTTCAGCAAAGTCTCCTGCACCTGACTTGATGAATTGTAGTTTTACCTCAAGACCCTCATAGTCTTTTACATCAAGAGTTTCATCTTTCTTGATTTCAATCCATGCACACTTAGTCATGTCAGTCTCCTGACCTTGAGCCAAATCATCACCATCTCCCCAATAAAATACTTCTTCTAGTATTCCTTTAGGTAATGGAATGTTTGAAAC